TGCGAGCACGCCGCTTTTAATCCGTTGGTCGCGAGTTCGAATCTCGCAGGACCCACCAAATAAACACCAATGAAATCAAGCCCTTACGCCAAAAGCGTAGGGGCTTTTTTCTTGTCTTCGGTGGTCTGCTCTGACCAAAACATGGCCGCGTTTGCGTACTGGGCCAGATGCTCCGGCGCCAGGTGCGTGTATTTCTTCACCATCTCCAGCTTCTTCCAGCCCCCCCAGCTCCTTCAGCACGAACAGGGGCGTGCCGGATAGGACTGACCTGCCCGCTCACAGCCGAGCCAGTTGAATGGCAGTGAGTTCCGCCAACTTGGAGAATGATGGGCATGAGGAAGAGTCGATTTACCGAACAACAGATCATTGGGGTCTTGAAACAGGCCGAGTATGGTCCGCCACGGACGCGGCCCTGGTGGATGGCGGCGTGCTGAAGGTGTTCGGCAGCGGCGCCCTGGACAGCGTCGCCAACCGCGATTTCGCGCGGCCATTCATCGCCAAGCTGCGGAAGCATGGGCAGTCCCAGGATAGGCGGGGCTTGTCTACCGGACCAGGGGCAGTCCAGTCCACGAATCAGGTGTTCGTGGAAAAGGGGGCCGTGGACGATGTGAAGGAGGCCCGCGAGGAGGTGAATCAGCCTGACCGCGTTGTGATCCACAAGCCCGGAAAGAAGTTCGAGGTGCACCGCGACAGCGAAATGGCCGCCGGACAGGTGCAGATGATGACGATGGACGTGCAGGGCATCCAGAAGTCTGCCGGCATCAACGAGGAGAGCCTGGGCTGCGGGTCGAATGCCACCAGCGGCAAGGCCATCGAGGCGCGCCAGCTGCAGGGGTCGGTTGTGACTACCGAGCCTTTCGACAACCATCGGCTGGGCGTGCAGGTCCAGGGCGAGAAGCAACTCAGCCTGTCAGAGCAGTGGTACACGGACAAGAAGGTGATTCGCCTTTCCGGCCATAAGAGGCGGCTGGATTGGGTGACGATCAACCAGCCCGAGGTCCAGCCAGACGGGAGCGTGCGCTGCCTGAACGACATCACGGCCAGCATGGCCGACTTCGTGGTGGCGGAGCAGGACTATTCGGGCACGCTGCGCCAGATCATGTTCGAAAGCCTGAAGCAGCTGGCGGGCCGGCTGCCGCCCGAGGTGGCCATCCGCATCATGGCGCTGGCCGTGGAGTATTCGGACCTGCCGAACAACGACCTGGTGGCCGACGAACTGCGCAAGCTGACCGGCGAGCGCGACCCCAACAAGCCCCTCACGCCCGAGGAGCAGCAGCAGGTGCAGCAGCAGATGCAGGCCCAGGCCGAGGCCCTGCAGATGCAGCAGGAGAGCGCGCGCCAGGCGCTGGCCGAGCAGCAAGCCAAGGTCCGGGAGATCAACGCCCGCGCAGAGAAGCTGGAAGCCGAGGCCGAGCAGCTGCGCGCCGCCGGCGGCAACCCTGCGCTGGCCCAGCAGATGGAAGGCGTGGCCGCCACCGTGCGCCGCGATGCCGACCTGGAGCTGGACGAGCTGCGCCGCAAGCTGGCCAAGACCCAGGCTGACCTGGCCAACAAGACGCTGCAGATCAAGGGTGACCAGGACGTGCGCCTGCAGGTGGCGCACATCGAGGCCGACTCGCGCGAGCGCGTGGCCCAGATCCAAGCCCAGAGCCGCCAAACGCTCGACGCCATGTCGGGCCGGCTGAACCAATTCGACAACAAGGACTGATATGGATCGAGAAACCATCGTGCGCACGGCGGCTGTGGAGGGCGCCAAGGCCGCGCCGCCGGTCACCGTGGTGGCCACCAACGTCGCCAACGGCTGGACCATGACCCACACGGCCACGGCCCTGACCATCCTCTACGTGGTGCTGCAGGTCATCTACCTGCTGTGGCGCTGGAGCAATGAGCGCGAGGACCGCCGGGCGCGCCAGGCGCAGGAGCTGGCCGCAGCATGCGAGGTGCGGTCGTGAGCGAGGTCCGAATGCCCGACGCGCTGCTGCGCAAGGGAGCCATCCCCGCAGTGCTGGTTGCCGCGCTCACCAGCCCGCTGGCCTTCCAGACCCTGGAGCGCTGGGAAGGCAACGTGCTGCAGGTCTATGCCGATCACCTGGCCGGCGGCCTGCCCACCTACTGCGCTGGCCGCACAGACCCCGCGGCAGTGGTGGGCACCCGGCTGACCAGCGACCAGTGCCAGGCCATCAACAAGACCACCCTCCTCGAATATGGCTATGCCGTGCTGGGCTGCTTGAACTGGGACTACCTGACGGCGCGGCGCCTGATTGGACTGACCATCTTCGCGGTCAATGTGGGCAAGGAAGGCGCCTGCGGATCGCAGGCCGTGCGCCAGATCAATGCGGGCAATCTGCGGGCTGGCTGCGACCTGATCGCGCGCACGCCGGATGGCCGTCCGAACTGGTCCTATGCGGGCGGGGTGTTCGTGCAGGGGCTGCAGAACCGGCGCCAAGCTGAGCGGGCGCTGTGCCTGGAGGCCCAGCCGTGAGCACCCGTGCTACCACCCATCTGGCCGCCGCAGGTCTCGCCGCGTTCCTCGCTTGGAACTACCAGGGCGCACGCCTGGGCGCCGACCTGGCCGAGGCCCGCGCCGCAGCCGTGGGCGAAAAGCTGGCTGTCAGCACAGCCCAGCGCGCGGCAGACGCCCGCTTGCGCCAGGCAGAACAGTCCATCAACACAAAGAACCAGGAAGCGCTGAATGCTGCAATCAAGAAGCAAAACTCTCTCCAAGCTGATGCTGCTCGGGCTGGCCGTGAGCGTGACAGCCTGCGCAGGCAACTGTCCAATGCCGAGCGGCGACTTGCTGATGCTTCCCCCTCCGCCCTCATTGAGTACAGCAACACCCTCAACCAGTTACTCGGACAGTGCAGCGAGCGATACACGGAACTGGCAAAACGAGCTGATGGGCACGCAGTTGATGCAGAAACCTGTCGCGCTGCCTGGCCAGTGATTGCTGCCCCGATTCTGTAATGCCGCTTATGTGGGACATTAGAAACAATTGACCACTATGATGAAATGGTCTTGTTCGGCTTTTCTGTGGGTTTCGAAAAAAAAATGGAAATCAAATAAGCCGCACGGCTGCTGGACTTTTTCGATCTGGGTGTTACAGCGAGCTGCTTTTGAGGGCTCTGGCCTCGCACGAAAACGCTGGATTCCCATATAGTTGAGGCACTGAGAGCAAACAACAAAGCCCCCGTGAGGAGGCCTTGTGTCCGGAAGTGTTGGACGCACTTCCGGGGGTTTGCGATTTCAGTAGCAGCCTGAACGCAAGGAAAGTTTAGCAGCAGATATTTACGGCGTAAATAACGCCGTTTTTCTCTCGAAACTTTCGGCGCGTTCTCCAACAACCTGGAGAAACTTCATGTCGAAATTGTTGTTAGCGTTTTTCGAATCCATTTCCGCATTGCACGAATGGTGCGTACAGTGGAGCAATGTCCTGATTGAGCCCGTCAACCAGTGCACTTTGCCGACCCACATCTTTCAGTACCTGCTGTCGGTGTTGCCGCTGTAGTGACCAAGTAGCACCTGAAAAAGGTGTGCAGTAGAGCCTGCTACTGCAACGAATGTCAGGGGCTCCGCGAGGGCGATCATGTCGCCGCGAACTCGCTGGGCCCCTTTCTGCTTGTGTGTCCCCGTCCGTACCAAGCCTGCCACCCTGCCGTGATCCAAACCACGAAAGGACGCACACATGAGCTTGAACGACGACCACCTGCGCCTCCTGTCCGACGCCGAGCGCGAGGCCATGGAAGCCGACGACAACGACTACGACCCCGAGGAAGACAACGCAGCAGCGCTGGCTGCCCTGGGGCGCGGCCCCCTCGATGCGGAAGAGGAGGAGGAGGGCGCCGACGCGGGCAAGGACAAGCCCGAGCCCAGCACGGCCACCGAAGCCACTGACACCACCGCTGCGCCCGCTGCAGCGCCTGCAGCCGTCCCTGCTGCTGCACCCGCAGAACCCACTGATGCCACGCAGCCGACGGACGCGCCCGCTCCGAATCCGCAGGCTGCCCAGCAGGCCGGCGGGTACCGTGCAGAGCTGCCCGCCGACTACGACGCCCAGGTGAAGGCCAACAGGGATGCCG